GGCTTCAGCATATTCATGATCTGCTGCATCTGCTGCATCTGCTGCAATTGCGCTTGTCTGTTAGCGCTACTAGCCGCATCTGAAGCATTTGATGATGCGTTGCTTGACAATAAAGATGATCCTATTGCGCCAACTACAGTACCACCTGCTACCCAGTAGCTCATACAATCAACCCCTTCAGTTCTTCGTAGCTAATCTTGTCAAGATCGGAATAGTCTGCAACTGTCACCATGCTTTCAACAACGTCAGCATCAGTTTCCACGGTTGCGTGATACGTCGTCCACGTTGTGTCTGTTTCCGCCAAAACTACCCGTTTTGTTCCGGCAGGGCTTATAAACTGACAAGGCGCGCAATACGTTTCACGTCCACCTTGCTCGGTAAATACATGCACAATACCTGAGCTGATATTGTTAATATGCGCATACTTGTGAATTTTCCCAACAATAAGCGAACCGGCAGGCATAAAAAACTCACGCGCATATATCCCCTCGCAAAAAAAATCACGACGCGAGCTATTGTCTTTTTGCATATCTCCACTGCCGACAAGCTCCTCGATGGCTTTTTGCGTGGCAATAATAAGCGTTCTTGCCTCAATGTTTGTATTTGCTAATTCCGTCATGGCATACCTATGAATAATTTAATCGCAACAATATCTGCCTGAATTGCAGCAATCTGATCTGCCTGCGCGTTGCTGTTTGCTATCAATTGCTCAAACGCAGTAACGCTATCAAAATCAGGCAAAAACTGTGCAAGCTGCTGTCTTGTAAGTGTGATTTTATCAGACATTCAATGCCTCCAACTGCGCCTCTAGCGTAGTGATTGCAAAATGCGCATCTGACATGCCTCCAAATCGCTGTATCCGCTGGCTTTGCATCATGCCATTGCGCATCCACGTCACGCGCTGATCTCGACGACCACGAATGCCTGCGCTTCTGTACTGCCGGTTACTCCACGTCATGCCATCGGTAGAATAATCAGACCACACAGAGCTATCAGCGGACAATTTAGACCTTCCGGGCAATCCAACAAGCTCAAGGCTATGAAAGATTGCGCCGTTCGTGTTGTTGTACGCTATTTTTGTGCTGAAATCCCACGATACCGCATCACCATACTGATCTGAATGCGCGTCTGATAACTTGCCGATCTTTTGTGATAGCGGGTCGCCGCAATACCACCCATCGTACACTCGCACAAAACCGCGCGCTCGGTATTTACCAAGCTCACCCGTACCGCTTGTCAGCTTGTACCAGATAGGCTCCTGCGCCATCTTTGACGCTGATGCATCATAGACATAAGTGACAGTCGGCAAATGGATATAAGCAAACCCGTGATCGTCAACAATGCGCGATTCAACAACAATCCCGGACAATTGCGCTTCTGTGTAGTCGTTCAATACCTTGTCAATTTCACGTGTTGAAATCTTTGCAGCAGATCCAATGCCGGCTGCCCAGACCGCTACTGTCTCATTGCGGCCACCACCCACCATGATGATAGTGTCTGACAGCACACATGCCGCACGTTGCCCAACGCATCCTTTCGTGATTTGCGCGCCTGATATTCGCTGAAATGGGAACAAATCGCCGCCGATATTGCGGAAAAATTCAGTCGTGTATCTGTTTATTGCAGCAGGCTCATTCCTGACCTTCAACAGTCTTTCAACGGGATCAGGGTCAATTTCAGAGCTGCCATATTTTAGCGGATTCACGGCCATAGGATCGTTTAATTCGGTGACAATCAGATACTCGCCATCTGTTGTCATGAAATATCCGTCAACCCATATCTGATCGTGAACAACGCCAAGATCAGGGTCTGTTACCTGTTCAAACGCCGTGCCATCATAATAATAAAGATTGCCGCCACCGCAGATAGATAGCCTGTCGAAACTGTAATCAAACACGCACCAATCAGCACCGGATACATCTCCCAACACCGTTACGACGTTAGATGCGGATATTTTTACAAGATGCCTGCCAGATACGCGGTAATGCTCATTCCGCCAGTTGATGCCTCCGCGATCCATGCCTGTTGACATTGCTACCCGATCAATACCCGGTGCAGGCCGGATATACGCGCCTGTAATCCCGTTGTCCTGAATAACTGGCACCATATTGCGCGGATACGAAACCCGATAATCACCATTCTGGTCAGTGTAAACACCGCTCAGGATCGGGATTTTCATGCTTCAGATTCCGTTGCCGGTCATCACAGAAAGCGTTGTTGTCGTAGCGCAATAATACGATAGCCGATCATGCGATTGTGATTTGGTGACAATGCAAATATCGCCCGCTGGTATTTTCAGGTGCGTAGTGCCTGCTGTCCCCGCAGTGCCAAGGCTGTCATAGGTAATAACATAAGCTGCTGCGCCACCATCATTGATGATTCTGATTTGTGCGTCGGATTTGTTGATCGTAATAGCAGCAGGCGTGCTTGTCGCTGTAACGTTTTGATTGCTGCCGTAGCTTGGCGCAAAAGGAATCATGCTCCATACCCCTTAAAATAAGAAACGACGTACCAGATTTTGCCGATAGAGTCATATTGGAATTCAACAACACTGCCTTTGTTTAACGTCAATGCTTCATTGTTCTGCATGTATATGGTTGCGCCTGTAGATGCAACAGAAACAGCGCCAGTATTAAACCCATAGATTGAAATCTTTACTTTTACTCCGTGCGCCGCATTGTTTGCAGATGGAAGAACGATTGCACCAGCATCAGATTCTGCTGAAATCGTCAAAATCAGCCACGTATCTTCTGTGTCGCTATCAACAGAAACAGTGAATCCAGTCTCTACGCTTTCATATTGCGTGGCAAATGACGCAGAGCCTGTGCTGTTAATGTCTGCAATCTCGGCAGCAAGCGCCGTAACTGACATTTTCGCAGCGTCGCCATTGTTGCTACTGTAAAACGGTATCAGATCACCCGCAGATACTGTGCGCGTTGGTAGCTGGTTAATTTGTGGCATCAGGTAAAGTCCTCGCCCAGATTTTCATTGCCGTCATACTGTAAATTTCCGTCGTATCCTGTTGTTATCGGATCGTCAGAAACTCGGAAGAAGTTTTGAGTCAGTCGCTTGTTACCAGCGCCAGCAACAACAAGCCCTTGTTGAACAGGGATTATTTCTGCATTTTTCGACAACATGGCAAGATACGCTTGCTTTGCCGATACACGCGCATCTGGGTTAATAACCTTGCCATACATCGGCGCAAGTCTTAAACCAAGATTGGTAAATATTGCCTCATTTGCCATGTCAGGGACATTCGTAGCAGCATCAATATCAGCATACGATGGATTGTCCGACATTGGATAGCCAAGTCGTATACCCTGAGCGTTCCACGTTGCCAACATCGCATCCAGTCTGTTAACGGCGCTTTGCAAATCTTCCGGCTGTAAGTCAAAGACATACTGAGCCAGTCCGATTTCCTCAAACGCCGCAACAACAAACTGACGCTTCGACCATCCCATTATTCAGCGGCCTTTTTCTTGCGTGCTGGCTTTGCTACCAGGTCATCAGTGCGGATGCCGGACACAGCATCATCGTAGCTATCGAACCATCCAGCATCTAACATTGCAGAACGCTCGCCAGCATTGCCGACTGCTTTTGCCTCTACGCCATCACCGCATAACTGATAAACAAAACGCGGATACATCAGCATCCCTTACCTTTTCCGCCTTTCTTTGTTCCTTTTTTCACTGGCCGCAACTGAAAATTCAGCGCTGCCCATCGGATAAACTGTAGATGATGACATGTTCTTACCTCTAAAGAGTTGGGGGCATTTCTGCCCCCGTTAGATCAAGACTGGCTGAACAACATGATGCCAGCCATCTCAGGCTGAACCATTGCAACACCAAACAAAGTGTCAATCCTGAACTTGGTTTTCATCGTGTTGATGTCATACCATTTCTGCATAACCAACTCAATGCCCTGATCGGTAGACGCACGCATCACAGCGGCACCAGCATCGGCAGGAACAGCATAGCGACCTGGCAGCAACTCGATTGCATCTTTTTGCCAGAAAGCATTTACAGATGCAGTTGCAGTATTCAAGAACGTAATAGCAGCGTTGCTTGCGGTAGCGCTGAAAGTCACGTTTTGATACTCGGCTTCTGCATCCGTAGCGCCTTGGTTGCTGATGATTGGAGGGCTGATTACCAGTGTTGAGCTGGATGGCACAGAAATCACGCGGAAAGTTTTAAGCTGGCCGGTGCTTGACTTTGTGATGTGATGCACGGCGTAGCAATTCGCAATCGTGAAACAATCGCCAGCGGCCACGGAAGTGGTAGAGCTGATTGTGATAGTTTGATAGCGGTTGTCTACGTTGCTGACTTCTCCGGTTACAGCAGTGCTGGTCGCCTTTGGCGTGTAGTAGTTTGTCGCCGCAGTGCGAGTATCCATAGTCAGCGAACCACCGCCAGCCGCAGCAGTCAGACGGTTAGCGTAGTCCAGTTTGTACGTATCAAAGCCGGCTACCATACCCACAGTTGACCGCTCGTAAGCATTGCTTGACTTGTTGCCAGTGAACGAGCGAGTTGACGCGGCCAGATTGCTAGCCATGCCATTATAGTCGCGGGTAGACAGCGCCAGGTAGCGATCCCATGACGGCACGCCCTGCTCGTTCATCAGCGCATCGCACTGTGCAACATCGTCATAGCCAGCGGCAGCAGTAGTGCGCTTGACTACCAGCGTACCTTGGTTAGCTGCAATGTTCATCACTGCTACGTTGATGTCAGACGCCAGTTTTTGCTTCGCGGCATTCCCCAAGCGGTTTTCTTGCAGCGCATCACGTAGCTCGGTTGCGCTCATAGTCCACGGCACGGATTTGCTGTAACCAAGTGTGGCAGGAACAGCAAGCTGCGTGTAGTCTTTGAAATTGCTGGTCATGTCAGTGCCACTGAATGACTGTGCAATATACGGCTGTGGACGCCAAATAGTGTTGCCTGTGCGCTCCATCGTCACATCGTCGGTACGATAGGTGTTGACGTTTTTGGACAGTACAAGCTGATCCTCGAAACCTTCGAGAATCTGATCGAACGCTACGCGCTCTTCTTTGCTGAATGCATTGGACATAATAAAACCCCTAAATAAATGAGAAAAATGGCGTGATTGCCGGTTAATCTCATCCGTTTAGGGGCTGGATGGCAGGCCGTGTGTCTGCATTTTTCGGGATTGCGAATCCCATATGCAAGCTATTATCACTAATGGCGTTTACTTGTCAACTATTTGCCTTTTTCAGTGTGCGCTTGTAGGCGATAATCTTTGACCGGTCACCCGTTCTATCTGCCTCTCTCTCTAGCGCCTCCAAGTGCTTGTCGGACGATGTAATAGGCGCGCTGGCTGATACCGTGCGCTCCGGAGCTGTTGCTGGCTTGCGTGTTGTCACTTTCAATTTCTCCCGCTCTATAGTCTGGATTTCAAGTGCAAATTTGATGGGGTCTGTGATAGCTGCCAGCCTTGCAAGCTCTTTGTCATTGCGCCCGACGGCGTAAATCAGCAGCTCTGGCTTGTCGCAATAGTTGACGATTATCCCCTGCTGCGTCTTGCTCAGTGTCGAAACAACGGCAGATTCGGCATCATCAAAATCCTCAACCTTAAGCGCCGTTTTCTTCTGATTGTACGCCATCAGCCGCTCGTTAAATGTCCTGTCTGCATCTTCGCGCTTTGCGCGTTCAGCCGCCTCTGCTGCTTCCGCTGCCTTCTTCTTGTCAGTCCACTCTAGCAATCGCTGTGCATAGACCTCCTCATCGAAGTCTATTCCATCATCAGACAATGAAGGACGCTTGCCGATTTCCTCTGCTACCTGTTGCGTTTCTTTTTCCGCAAGTTTGCGCTTGTATTCCCGCAACTCGCGCTCCTGCTCCTTGGTCTTTTTTCGCAGATCCTTTACCCATTGCGGTGCTGTCTTTTCATCGACCTCTTCCGCTCCTTCCTCTGCTACTTCTTCGCCAATCGTTACGACTAACGCGCCATCACCCTCCAAAATTTCGCTTTCCTGTCCTTCAACAATTTTATCAACTACCGCGACTTCTTCATTTCCTTCAGTCTGCATATTCTTCACCTTGTTGCTCGGCCATCGGTTGCGGCTGG